AATGACATTGGACTCAAATAAGTCTTGTTGTTAATGTTGTAGTGAAAGTAAAGTTCAATGAAAGGAATGTCTTTGTTGAACTTGTAAGGAACGATTCTCACTTGAGATTTTCCGTTTGCCGGTTTGAAAATTGAATCCGACTTTTTAGTGTTGTTTTGTAAAGAGCTAAATCTCTTTAGTGCCAATGAAATGTCCATTGTTTTGTTGTTTTAGGGTTTAAAAATTTGTTTTAAAGTTTAAGGTTTTATCGCGATTTCCTTATTGCTAAATATAACCTTTTTATCTTTTATTACTATAAATATACGACTTTTTTTCCACATTACCAAATCTATTTTTGGAGGTTTTTTACCTTTCTTTCGAGGTAAAATACGGCTTTTTTGAGGTCTTCCAGTTCTTTTTGAGGGTCTTTTTTACCCGCTCTTGCAACATACTTAACTACATTGAATAGGTAAGCATCTTTGTCTAATCCCCATGCTTCACATACTTTAATTACTTCGTATGGATTGTCTACTCCCCCATAGTGTTGAGGGCCGTAAACCATCTCCTTTTGTGGTGCCGGAGGTGTATGTTTAAAATCCGGTAATAAATCTTCTTTTCTTATTTTTGGTTTTGCAGGCATATAACTTTTTTTATCGTTTCCATATTTGATACCATTTTTTGGGTTGTTTTTCAGGTGGTGTAAAAGGTTGTGTATTATCCCATATGTTTACAATACTACCATATCGTATTTGCATCATTTGCATAAACATCTGATGATATCCCGGTGGAATTTTGTCAAAGTCTGCTTTAATTTCTATATCCAATGTAATACCCCTACCTTCTCCGGTCATTAATTTCAATTGGTCATTCATTTGAACAATGGTTGATGTTTTCACCGTTAAATGTTTTCCATCTCCAATATGAAATTCTGCTTCTTCTTTTTTCTTAGCTACCATAACTATTTTTTACTGTCCCAATATATTTGTCTAACTTTTTCACCCAATTCTGCATTGTTAGGAGTATCTAAAACCATCCTACCTTCTATTGTTATTAGATTTCTATTTTCACTTAAATAACATTCTCTACACATTTGTCCTGCTCCATCTACATATCCATATCTAAAATCGACATGTGCAGTTTTAAGAGTTGTGGTTTTCTTTCCACACATAATACAATCTTCGTAAATCTCTAAATTTTCCATAATTATACTTTTTGTTTGTTTAATTTGTTTTGTAATTTGACAACTAATGCACATGACTCATACTCCTCAAAATCAATAAGGATTTGTAATTGTTCTTCTAAAAGGTCTGTAAATTCTCTACTATCAATTGATAATGTAATAACAATAATTTCTTTGATTAAGACTTTTGCAAAATCAACTCTTTTCTTTTTATTCCTAAGACCAAACTCAATACCGGCAACGATTGCCTTTGCAAGTTCTCTCCTATTGGTTTCGAATATATCTGCAGGTTCGTCTGCACTTATTTCTATTGGTTTAAATCTCTTTCTTATTGACATAAGTCAAATATAAGAAAAATATTTTAATTCTCCAAATTTTGAGTATTAAAAGATTTAAATACTTTTGTAGGTATTTTTTTGTATCCTGAATTTGAGGTTGTAAGAATACAATTTCTAAATTCTTCCCAATCAATCATATATGAATTATCCAACATACCACCAGTTTTTGACTTAACTACTTCATTTAAAGCGTTAATAGTGTATATTGTATTAGATTGTTTTTTTCTATGTACAAGAATTGTTTTCCAATCAGACGGAATTGCAATCGAACCCTTTTCCACATTGAAAGTAATATAACACTCTTCTAAATGTGTTTTATTTTCTAATATAAAAACATTTGGATTGGTTAAGGTATAACTTCCCAATATAAATTGAATCGATTTCTCTAACTCCTCTTTGGTTGTAAAAAGGCAAAGTAATTGTGTATTCATTTATTAACCTTCTTTTACTGCAGTGTATACTGCTTTTAATGACCTATTCTTTGCACCTTCAGGTAAAATCTTATTTAATTTAGATATTCTATTCCAAACTTCTTTTTTAGTTTGTTCGTCATTCATATCTAAATTTTCCAAATCTTCCATCAATTCTTTTGACATTGCGGTTACTGCATCTTCTCTATCAAAATCATCCCACTTTTCAAAGTCAGTTGTACCATGTTTAAATGCCAATCCACCAAAACGAGATTGAGACATTTCAAAAGTTGGTGCTGCACCTATACCTCTTGTTCTAACTTTTGCATCAAATACAGGAATAATATTATTACCACCCACATTGATACCAACCGACATAACACCACCTTTATCCGTTACTTGAATTGCTTCGTCTATCTTTTGGTCTAATATTTTTCTTAATCTGGTTTTCTCCGATGCAGTTTTTGCATTTTCCCATTCTGCATATTCTTTTTTAATTCCTATCAAACTAACTAAATTTGCCTTTTTCATTTCAATTGCAGGTGACTCACCATAAATTACTTTAAGTTCATCCAATTTAGGATTATCTGGGAATAAAATGTCGTCTATATGTGTTTCTCCTTTTACCAATTTGATAAGAGATTCTCTATTCTCTGGGTCTAAGAAATCTTCAGTAATAGAATTTGTCATTTCTCTATCCAAACCTCTCAATCCATCATATCCAGCTCTAAGTTTTGCACTATTTGAAACCTTTGCCATATCTGCAATAAGTTTCATATTATCACCATTCAATTCACCATTTACGACATGTTTGATAACATCATTACAATTTACATCAGATAAAGCTTTAGCAGCACCTGATTTTTTAACATTCGGCCTGTTGTCTACTTCACCTCTACCTGGTTTTTCATAAACTGCATTGATAATAGATTGTGCTCTACCATTTCCGTTTTTACCAAATGTTGCAGATGGGTCTTTTTTGGTTTTATTAAATTCATTACAAAATTCTTTCTTAACGTTTTCGTTTGTTGTAATTGCTTTAGCTAGTTTTTTGAATTCTTCGGTTCTTCTGTTTTTATAATGTTCTCCGGTAGATGTGTCTGATATTTTCATACCTTCGTTCTTCAATTCATCAATCATAGATGCTAAACCACCATTGAATACGAATACACTCAAATCTTTTTTAAGTGATATACCAACTCTAGAACCATTATTTGTTAAAACAAAACAATCCGATGATGTACCATGTCCTTCCGTATCAACAATTGCTCTACCTGCGGGAGTATCCCATACAAATTCTCTTATATTTTCAAATCCAATACTATCTTCTATATAGTCTAATACCGATTCTGCAGAGTCTACCCATGCATCGGTTAAGAATGTATCATCGTCATCACCATTTTTCACAACTGCCTTTCTTAATTGTTTCATAACCTTTGATTTGGCTGCATCATATGTTGCACCTTCCTTCATCAATTTAGTTATTTCTTTACCCCCATGTGTAACGGCACACTCACCAGCTCTAGATTCAGGACTACCTGCACCAACTCCTTTTTTCTCACCAGAAGTTTCTGCATCTTCTGCAGCTTTTTCAGCTTTGGTTTTTAATAATGCAGAATAAACTGTATCATCATCCAATTCTCTTGCATCTGCAACACTCATTTCTTCACCATCCACATCAACAGCATCATTATCATCTAAATGAATAAACTTACCATTCTTATCTAATTTAGATTTATCGTTTTTTTCTTTTTCTAAATTTCTTTCTGCATCATTTCTAAATTCATCAGGAGATATATTTGAAACAGGTTGTTCTGGTTTTTCACCAGGTTGACCAGTTGGAGTTTCCTTATCATCTTCTCCTTGTCCGTCTAATCTATCTTTTTCGGCTTGAGCTTTAACTTGTTGTGGAGTTGGTTTTGAATATTTTCCAGATGAAATTGCATCATCGAAGTTCTTTTTATTTTTGAATACAACAATTCTCTCAGCTTCTTTACTAAATGCGGGAAAAGAACCTTTGATTGCCTCTGGTTCTTCTTTTTTAGGTGCATTCATTTTCTTAGGGCCTGCTTCATTTAAGTATGAGAAATAAACTCTTACTTTTTGTGCAATCTCATTTGCATCACTTATCTTATTCTCTCTTAAAATTTCTACTAACTTTGTAACTTGTTCCTCTTTAGTCAAATCGATAATACCATGTTCTACACGATATTCCAATTCTTTAAGGATTTCTTGAAAATCTATTGACATCTTTATTATTTTTTATTAAAACGCACTACTAACTAAATCGTAATCTTTTTTAGGTAATTCCTTTTGAGCTTTTACCAATAAATCTTTTGTTATTGTATTTCTTTCTTTTGCTTCATCAGGTCTCAAATATCCTCTATTATCGTGATACTTTTTGATTTGTTGTAATTTACTTAATGACTCTTTGTCATTCATATAGATTGCCAATTCAACTGCGGCTGCAGAATGTTGATTATCATCTGTCATCTTACTTACCTTAGTATTAAAGGATTGTGCCGGATTATATGATTGTTGTTGATTAGAAGTTGATTTATCTTTTGGAGTAAATTGTAATTCTTTATTAGCCGTCATTTTTAAAAATTGTTTCATTGGCCATTTTAATTCTTTTCCAGGAACTTTGTCATATGAAACATACATATTATCACCATCGTATCTTTGAACGGTAATCTTATCACCTGTCTTTTTGTTAGTAAATCCAGTACCCGGAGGTAATAAATCCGAAACTGTATCTAAAACATCTACACCACCATCGAAAACATCATTATCTTGTGGTTCAGGCTTCTTTTTTGCATTACCACTATTATCGTCCATTTCTAATTCTTTCCTATGTTTCTTTGCAACATCACCCATAAACTTTACAGCATCTTTTACTTTATCAAAACTCTTATCAATTTTACCTTGTAGTTTTTTAGGGTCATTGCCATAAGTAGGTTCCAATGTAACACGATGTTTATCACCTTCTTTACCCATATATAAAGTATAGGTTGGATTATCACCATCACCCATATTATATACAATTGCACCACTACCATCTTCTTTTTGTGCATATCCTTTACCACCGGATACTTTATTCAAATGATTTTCAATAGATGATTCTAAATCTTTTGGTGTATTTTGTTTACCGAAAACTGATGTTCCTTTTATATCTTTAGAATTTAAAGAAGCTCTACCTGCAGTAGTCACTCTACCTGCAACAGTTACTTTTGTATCAGGTCTTAATTTATGTACTTTATTGTATTGGTCGAATGCTCTCTGATTTGGAAAGTCAATCTCCTGTAATGGCATTAAGTCTACTAATCTCATTGTATAGTTTTTCGTTTAGATATAATTATATGATATAAATATAATTTTTTAACTTATAACCTCTAAATTGTTATAATTCTCTCCTTCTTCGATTTTTACCGGAAAACCACCCTTCTCCATTATCTCTCTAATGTCGTTTAAAAGATTTTCTCTTTCAATAGGATGTGTGTCTATAAGAAAGGCATCATAGGTATAAAGTATCATTTTTGACATTTTCCCACTCAAATACTCCAATACCTCACCAATCTTCATATAATTGATTTCAGTTTCTAATGATTGTAGTAAATAGTTAAATACCTTTTGTTCGTTTGCACCTTCGATTCTATCAAATGGTATTTCTCTTTTATATAAGAGTGTCGTTAATTTTCCCGAAATGACGAACCTTTGGTACAATCCCTTAATATATTCATCTACCTTTTGGAAAAATTCAATCCCTCTTGCATTGTCGTCTAATCCCCCATAAAGGTATGTAAAGGTTATTTTCTTTGCCGTCTCTATATCACACCCATAAAGGTTTGCAAGATGTTGGTGAGCGGTAGTACCCGTTGGAAATACATACCCAACCATTTTCGCAATCAAACGAATGTGATACGACTCATAGTCAAATTGAATTAGAGTTCCGTGTGGATGACGACTTATAAACATTTCTCTTGTACCATCGGATTTGTTTAACGCAGAGTAGTTGACGTTAAGATGTCTATTGGATGGTCTACCCGTTG